CCCTTCACCTCTCCTTCCCTTTTACACTGAGCACACAATGGATTCTTTTGAATAAAGTAATTCCTTAACGCTCTCCATCTTTTTGAATTATAAAATGAAGCATTATCAACTTCTCTCAAATGTTGAGGTTTCTTTGGAATCCATGGTCTTTGTTTTGCTTTTGGTAGTTTAGGCATTATATCTCATATAAAAAAAACATCTTGAACAGTGGTGTTTCTTTTACTAATTTCTTTTCATATTGTTTCACTTCCACATCCTTTTTATATTTTGGATTCTTTGAATTTAGTTTTCTTTTCTTTGGCATTTATTCACTAATTAAAAAATAATACTCAGGATCTGCTTCTAAAATATATTCCATATTCTTGTGATAGTCAATCAATCTATCTCTGTTTATTCCCTCCCATATCTCATGACAACCTTTTCTTTCTCCCATACTTAAACAATGATAAGTAATGTTTCTTTTATCTGTTTGTAAATCAGGACGTCTGCTTCTTGGAATTAAATGTGAATGACTTAATGGAACATCACTCCTTCCACATCCAGAACAATAATGTCCTCTCTCTTGACTAATCTCTTTATAAACTCTTTTAAGTTCTTTATTTATTTTACTTTGTTTAGAACTAACTTTTTTCATTTAAGTAATTATCTATCAAATCCAATATAGCTGGAAGTCCTTTACATATCTCTGCTTTATATCCTCTTTCATTAAGTGCATCAATCCATTCCTTTTGAACTTCTGTTGCTCTGCCCTTATGTGTTTTTATTTCAATAAACAATCCATGATAACCATTTCTAGCCTCACATATTTGTAGATCAGGAAACCCTCTTGAATAACCTGTTCTCTTTGCTTTGGATGCTTGTCTTGGTCCTGTATATATTCCACCTAATGAAGCACAAAATCTAACTTTCGGGTATTGTAACCGAATATATTTCACAACTTCTGACTGTAATCTTTCTTCACTCATTTGGAAGATTTATGTTAAACGTATCGTTTGCCCAAAAGAAAACATCCTGAGTAAGTTTTTGAAACTCTTCCTTTGTTAAAGTTGTTGTTGATTTTAAACTTTGATAAATCTCCCCATCAATCATTTCTTCTTTTAATAAAAACTTATATTTGAGAATATCATGAATCTCTTGTTTTGAATAACCAAGTTCCCCTGCAATTATAGTCATCCAAGACCACCACAAACGGTTTTGATTGTTTGTCCTTACATTTTCGGCTTCTCTGACTTCAATAACAACTCTTATTCCATCTGACATTTTAGAAACGTCATTAATGAATTTGGCTTTGTCATCAAATACAATTTTACCTTTCTGGATTTTTCCAAAATGTTTCAAGTGCTTTAAAAATATATATTAATATTAATGATGAAATAATAAAAGGCAAAGCAACAATTGCTCCAATAATATATCCAATCAATTCACAAACTTGTTTTAATTCTTTCATAATAGAAGTATTATTGCCAACAAATATATAAAAATAATTATTATCAACGGTTGATGTTGTTTAATTCGGTGTATTAATTCATCTAATTTATCCATTCTTTTTGGTTTTTAACATTCGTTTGTTAATATTTAATCTCTCCTCAATTACTCTATTAATTGTAACAACACTACAATTAAAATGTTTTGCAATCTCTGGAATTGTTTCATTATATTTTAACCTTGCAAAAATCCATCCCTTTGTGAAATGATTGAGTTCTTTATAACTTCTTAACTTCTTTTTCATTTTATTTGATGAACATGATAAATAAAATCTTTGAAAGGTCTGTTTCTGTTGTATTGTTCAATCAATGGTTGATATAAGCAATCCTGATCACAAACCTCTCTTTCTCCACAATCAAAACATCTTTGGTGTTCTTCACAATAAGTGTCCATGTCAATTGCTTCATTGTAACAAAGTTCACATTGATAAAACTTTCCTTCAGGTGGGGTTAACTCTCTCAATTCCATATTAAATCCATTATAAAGTTGCTATCCACTTTGGTTGATTCACAAATGATTTTGATTTGTTTCAGAGTTAATCTCTCAGGTTCTCTCATATACCTGTCAATTGTTGCCTCAGTTACATCCAAGTCAATAGACATTCCAACTCTGTTATATCCTTCCTCTTTTAACCATTTATGAAATAAGGATTTGTCTTTTGTTTTGTAAGCTCTTTTTTTAAATCTGTTTATCATTTTATTAATTTATTAATTGTTAAAAGTCCTGTTCCATTTCTTGATCTATATTTCAGACGCTTATCCTCTGAATAGTGTAATTTGTTTTCTTGATTCCATTGATCCTCATAAATAATTTTTTTTTGATGTTTAATCCATTTGTAGTATGTCTTAACATTCAAACTAAATTCATCAGTTTCTCTGATTCCTGTTCTGAATGCTTCCTCAATGTCTTTCCATTCCATTCTTGGAAAATCTCTCACAAGGTCCTCAGCTAATGTTGAAGCAAGAATCAAAATGTCCTTATCTGTTTTTGTTTGTCCTAATTGAACCAAACTTGAACTTATTAATCCGATGCATTTTTTAGTTAGTTCTTTCATTATATATTTTGTTTATTTGTTCAACAGATAGGTTTCTTGTTAGTATTTCCAACAACTTGTTTTGTAATCTAACATCTGTTGTTAAACTATCTGCAATGATTCTTGCTTTTCCAACAGGATTTAATGTTTCTTTATTGTTTTTCATAATATTCTTAATTGAGATTGATGTTGTTTTAATCGTTTTTTTGCCGCTTCAAAATATTCTGTATCTAACTCAAATCCTTCTAAATCAAATCCTAAATTATGGCAAGCAATCGCAATGCTTCCACTTCCTAAATGAGTATCTAGAATTTTATCGCCTTCTTTTGCATAGTTCATTAGCAAAAATTCATACAAAGTTATTGGTTTTTGTGTTGGATGCATTCTGCCTTCAATTGTAACTTGTGCAATATTTTTTCTGTAATACCTTGCAACTTTATTAAAAGAAGTCCAAGCTAATTCACCATCTGCATAACTATTTCCGTGTATAGTTTTGTCCCAAAATATAAAACATCTAAAATTCTGTAAATGTTCTACAAAGTAATTTCCCCCCCAAATTATTTGATTCTTACTTACTCTTTGTAATTCCTTAAAATATTCTTTTTTAGGAGCTATGTCCCAATCATTTTCTCTAAAATAGTTTTTTTCTGTTTTGCTACTACCATTTATAAAATTTTTACTTCCCGCTCCAATTCCATAAGGAGGGTCAACTATAGCTAAATCAAATTGATTATCTTTAAATTCCTTCAAAGCCTCCATGCAATCCTTGTTATATAAATTAATTCCCATATTTCTTTTCCAATAATTCCAAAGCCCCATAATGAGCACTCATTTGATTTTCTATTTTTGACCTTCCTGAACTCTTGGAAGTTCTTTTCCATCTTTTCATTCTCAAACTTAAATCCCAAGTCTTTTGAAGTTCCCACCTCATTTTTCCCTTCTTGTTTTTTTCGGACCAATAATCAATGAAATTGTTTGACTCCTCTTTGTTTAAAATACCCATCTCAAAAACTTGAATTGAAAATTTTTCTTTATTGTGCTTTGTTAAATTAGTATTTTGTTTTATATTAGTATTTACTTGTGAGCAATTTTCCACATCTGGTTTTTTGGGATCTGGTTTTTTGGGATGTGGTTTTTCATAAACAATTAACTCCCATTTAAGAACTTTTCCTGAATTATCTGTTATTCTTTTTCTTTCTACATATCCGAAACTATTAAGTTCTTTTAAAATTGAGTATAATGTGTTTTTTGACTCTTTTACAATCTTAACCAAACCATTCACATTCAAATCCCAATCATCTGGAAGTGATAAGATCAAACTCATTAATCCTTTTGCTTTCAAACTCAAATCTTTTCTTTTCAATATTTCATTTGAAATGATTGAGTAGTTTTTACTCTTTTGTATTCTTTTTATTTTCATCAATCAAATATTGTTAATTGTCCAACCCCACCAAACATCACATCTTGTTTTTCTAAGCAATGCAATGTTTTCATTTGTGAAAATATTCTTTGTCTTAATGAGTCCAAACATTCATCCAATTCATTCATGTTTTTTGCTATGTAATAACCTCTCCCATTGGAACAAATTCCAGCAACTAAATTGTTAACTCTCAAGTGTTGTATTATCTTATGAACTTTTTGCGAGGACAACCCCGTTTTTTCTTGGATTTCTTTGTTTGTAACAGCGTTTTCTTTTCCAATCCTTCTTTCCAAAGCTTTTTTGAAAGGACCAATCCATTTAAGGTCATCCTCACAAAGTTCAAAATTGATGTTTTCGTAACCTTTCAACATTAGAACGGCATTTCATCAGATTCAACATTATGGTCTGCAACTCCATCAATTAAATTAATTTCCCAAGCTGAGATGTTATGATAATATCTCCCTTTAAATTCTTTAGAACTAACATTTAATTTGACTTCAATGTTTGCTCCAATTTTTAAGCTCTGGATCAATTCAATTTTTTCTCCAAAAGTGTCAATACAAATCTCATTGTTAAAGTCCGAACCTGTGTCCAAAACAAAACTCTGTTTTTGCCATTCTTTTCCAGCTTTTGAAATTCCTGTTTGTCTGTCTAGCACTTTTGCTAATTTTCCTGTAATTTTCATTTTAATATAAGTATTTTTGGTTTAATTCTAAGTTTTCCATCACTTCCAATGGAAATTTCATATCTATTTTCATTTTTACATATTCTTTATTGTCTGAATAATATAAAAAAGTAATAAATTTTTTTCTTATGTCTTTATAGAGTTCAAGCTCCTGTTCAAATATTCTACAATGATAAATAGATGTTGCATGATTCATTCCATAAATATAATTTTTCATTTTCATATGTTTAACATCCAAATATTTCCATAGATAGTAAATAAAAAACCTTCTTGCATTTATAATGTTTCTTTTTCTTTTTTTCATTTGTGTGAACTCCAGAGCTTCACAATCCCAAATTTTAGAAATCACATACTTTGCAACCTCCATTCTTTCTGTATCTTTTAAATTCATTAGTATAGTATTTCAATAAGATTTGGTTTTAAAACCCTTTTATCACACATTACAGGACATTTTCTGCAAATTGAGTAGTTGTCCACCCCAAATGGCTTAAAGTTCTTTAAATCCTTTTTAAATCGTTTTATTTTGTTTCTGTGTTCTTCAATCTTTTCTTTTGACGCTTCAACCAAAACAAATTTGCTCCATCCAGATTTTCCAAAAATAACATAAAAAAATGGAAGATAAACTCCTTTCATTTGATAATACATTTCTATATAGTGAATGGCCTGAGTAAAATCCTTGTAAACCTCTCCCGTATTTTCATCAACTAAATTAGACCAACCATAAGGATTCCATTTGCAATTTTCATCTTCTTTCATTGATGTATATTTCAAGTCCATTATTGCAAGTTCTCCTTTATACTTTATTAAAGCGTCTGGATGTCCAATAAGATCATCTGTTTCCCATTCAGGTTGAACTTCAATTAATTCAATCTCCAAATCCTTTAACATCTGTTTTGACTTCTCAGCTAATAAAAGAAGGTCTGTTTCTCTTTTTAATGGTTTTCCTGTCTTTCCTTTTGGTATTTCGTAAACTTCTCCACCTCTACTTTCTCCAATTACATTTTGTTCAAACACCAATCCATCTAACATTGCGTCGCTTGGTTTTGTTCTGAAGTTATTTAAATAAACTTCCTCCCATTTTATTTTGCAATATTCAGGATTGTAAAAATCTCTGAGCATAGATTGACTTATTTTCATTCTGCTTTGGTTTTTTTATTGATTTGAAAGTCAACCTCATCTATTCCCAAAGTGTTCGTTAGACCCATAGTTTTAATAATTACACGAGCCAAAGCCCTTTTCTCAGCAATTTCAACAGGAAACTTCTGAAAACAGTTATCTTTTGAAGCTGATCCATAAGTTTCACATTTTCTTTCTCCATCTTGAAAAGAAGTTGCTTTGATTATAATGTTTCCAAGTTCTGAACTTATGATTTCAAACCTTACATCAATTTTATTGTTCCATTGGATTTGTTCAATTCCAGATCTTGTTATTATAGTAAATCCTCTCTTGTCAGTGTAAACATCCTCTTTTGTTAAAGAGTTGTCTTTATATAGTGAATTTAATCTTTCTTTTTTTGTCATGATTAAAATTGTAAAATAAAAAATGTTAATACAAAAGTTGTAATAATCAAAGCTCCATAAATAAAGTTTTCATATTTTGTAAGATCAAACTCTGACATTTCCTCAATTGTGTAATTTGATTGCTTGTTTCTAAACACAAAACTTGCTGTTTCCTCAGCGTTTCTGTATTGAATAAATCCTGATTTTTTGTTAGTTATTTTATACATAGTTTTATTTATTTAATTCAATTAGTTCATCTCTTTTTGATTCCAAAGCTTTAACACTGATGTTGTCTAAAATATAAGTGTCTAAAATATTGTTAATTATTTCAATTGTTTGTTTAGACAAATAATCATTTGTTAAATCCATAATTCTTTGAGTTGCGTCCAATGTGTTTATGTGTTCGCCGTTTTCAATAATTTTGTAGATGTTCTTTTTTAAGTTTTCCATTTTTTTATTATTTAAGATTGGGGGAGTGTTTCATCCCCCTTGTTGTTTTATTTTTTTGTTCCTATTATAAAAGACCCACATGAATTATAAACATATATTCCTGTTATGTTTTCATCTTCATATAGTTCAAAATAATCTCTACCCCCTCCAACTAACCACGCTCCATTTATTCCATAAGTGTTTCTTAAGTTGTTTTCAGTTCTTTCTGCTTTTTCAAATCCATTATTGTAGTATTCACAACCATCAATCATTCCATTAAATGATGATTTTACTTTAATAAATAAATTGTCTTTTTTTGCAATCTTGTTAAATGTGTGTTTTGTAGTTTTCATAATTGTAATTTTTAGTATTTTTAATTCGTTTAATTATGATACAAATATAAATAGTTTTTTAACAATCACAAACTTTTTTAAGTTTTTTTTAAATATTTTTTTTCTTATCTAGTAAATCACTATTTTTTTAGTGTTTTTTGTGGTGTTTTTTGTGTTTTTTTAGTGTTAAGAACTACTCAATTTCGTTGATTTTCGTTTAATTTTTGTGAAAACTAAGCAAAAAAAGAGCTGTATCTAAATAAATACAGCCCTTAAAAAACTAATAATTAACTAAAAAAGTAATATGTGTTTGCAAATTTATATTATAATTTTAAATATAGTGTCTTTTTTGTATGTTTTTTGTAATGACTTTGCATTATAAGAGAAAAGTTCTTCATCAATATCATATCCAACCCAAGTTTCTGTTTCCTGTAAATCAATTCTCACATCTTGCCTTCCATCCTTTGTAAAGAAGTAAACATTTTGAGCTGCTGTTCCACTTAGATTCAAAGCTTTATCAGAATAAGCGTTTTGTCCTACTAAAGAAGCACTTCTTGCAATTGAATCTTTAATCATTGTTTCGTGTAAATGTCCACAAATAATAAAATCAATTAAAATCCCTTTGTGTGAATATTTTGAAACAACTTTTCCAACATCACTTGAACCCATTTTTCCCAATTGATGTCCATGAATTACCAAGATGTTTTTTCCTTCTACTTCAACAACTAACTCTAAAGCATTGTCCCCTCTTATAAAATCCATTTCAGGAATCAACAACCTCAACATTTCAAAAATTGTAAAATCATAGTTATCACTAGCAACAAGATCAACCCACCCAAGTTCTTGATGAACTCTGGATTCATTTCCTGTAACACAGCAAACCTTGACTTCTGCAAACTCCTGTAAATCCAACAAAAAATGTTTTAATAGATGAACTCCCAAAAAAGTTGCTTTTGCTCTGTTTGTAGACATTGAAAGTTTTTCATCTAATCTTCTATCCGAATTTAATAAATCTCCCGTTATAGCAACTAAAAATGAACTCACATTGTTTAATTTTGCGTATTGTTTAACATAGTAAGCAAATTTTTGTAATCTTTTGGAAGCAATCCGAAAATCATATTTGTTGTTGTCAATATCTACTAATTCGTTAAAATGTGTGTCTGCTATTTGAACAACTGCAACAGAACCTTTTTTGACCTTATGTTTCTTTAGAGATGTTTTTAATGAGTTTTCCTTTAATATCTTAATTAACGCCTTGTTATACTCCATCAAAGCGTTTTCTTCTCTTGCATACTCTCTAAATGATTTATTTGCTATTCTGTTAAGGTCCTGAGCTCTTTGTTTTTGTTTAGCTAGCTTGACATTGTGTTTAACAATATCCTTATCAACTAAAACATAAGAAACAACCAATGAAACCTGTTTTCTCATATAATCTGGAGAAACATCAATATTGTATTTATCAATTAGATGTCTTCCTATTTCAGCAAATCCAACTCCATTTTCAAATAGTTCAAGAATTTCTTCTTTGTAGTCTAAGTATTTATTTCTCATTTTTTCTTTTGATTTTCTCCCAAGAACGACCACCAAAATAAGCTCCAAAAGCTGTGATGGCTAAGGTCTGCCAAAGGTTAATCCAAGCGTCTTTTATGTTTAAATCAATAAAACTAAAATCAACCAAAGTGAAAATCGTTAGTGTAAACAACAAAAAAACCAATGTTAAAGGTCTAATGTTTTTGGAAAGCCAAGAATCTGAGTTCATGTCCGCCTCCCATCTTTCTGTGATTTCGGACTGCATGCTTGCTTCATGTTCCAAAATCTTTTCTTCTAATTCTTTTTTGAGAATCAGTTTTTCTTCTTGAGATGTGATTAATTCATCAGCTACATTTCCAACCTCTTTCACAAGGTCTGAAGCTTTAAAAATCTTTGTTATAAAATTCATTTTTCACAACATTTTGTTTTGCAATAATTGAAACATACTTTGTTAAAAGTTATGAATGCCACTAATTTACAAATAAATTTTTTCATTTTTTATAATTTTTTTTAAGTTGTTAAATATACCGTGTTAATAAATCCAAATCTTTGGAGATGAAAGTTTCTCACTTATATCAATATGAATGAAGTTTCCCTTATCTTTTCCAGCTATTCCCAAACGAAAAGGAAGGTCCAATTCACTTGCTAACTCCAAAGCAAATGCAACAAACAAAGCTCTTTTATATGAGTCTGTTATAGCCACATCAGCCGCAATTCCCTCTAAATGTGCCGAATTTTTAATTGTTTTATAGCCAAGTTTTCCAAGTTTTTCATGATGTGATTTTGTTCTAAATCCACTTGTTATTTTAAAAGGAAATCCACATCTTTCTCTCAACTCATCTAAAAACAATAAAAATGTTTTATCCATCTTTTTCCCAGAACCCTTTTCATCTGGAGAATCAAATTCCTTAATTTTAAAATGTCTGAGTTTCACTTTCTCTTTTTTAGGAGTTTTACTAAAGAAACACATATTGCCAAAATTATTGAGATTGTAAGGAGAACTTCATTCACTTCTGCTAAACTTAATCCAATTGCTCCCCCATTTGCAATTGATAGGTCCAATATATCTTTTGTATTATCTTTCATTTTAATTTTGTGTTAATGTTACCTTTCCACCCCAAATTCTATGATTTGTAGATGAAACTAAAACTTTTATCATTAAATAATTTGTATCAGATGAAGCAATTGTTCCAATGCTTATTGCTGAACCATCTGTTGTTCCTGTTCCCACTGTTGAGCCTTTTCCATTTGCATTAATATCCATTTTATAAACCTCAACAGATTTGGTTGTGTTGCTTCCCCAAATATAAACTTCTGTTGCTGATGTTCCACTTGGAATGTTTACTGTTGCAATAAGTTCCTGAGCTGTGTTTTCTACTGAAACCCCTGTGTTTGTTCCATCTCCAAAAACAGCTGGAGTGATGTCAGGACTTGAAGCGTCATCATTTACCATGAAATCTGATGGAAGTATTTTAACATAAAGAGTGTCCACTCCAACCATATAATAGTCCCCACTCTTGATTTCATATTTTCCAATTGAATCTGAAGTGATCGGCATTCCACCAACAGAACCTTCAGTTTTTCTTTGGTATTGTTGAAATAAATTTTTGTTGTCTATTCCCACAATAGACCCTTCTCTGATGTCATCTGTTATGGTATTTTCAACAGTTGAAATTGTGGTGTCAGTTCTTGCAACATCAGCAGAAACTTCAAATTCTAATGTTTGACCACTTTTGTCATCTGTTATATAAATTCTATCTCCTGAATAAATAATTTCTTCTCCAATAGGATCAATGTTGATTGATGTTATTGCACCAGCAGAAATCCTTTGATTGACTTCAGTGGCACCCCAAGGAACCCAACTCATTTGAGCTCCATTTCCTTGACTACTTCCTTGATTCCCCCCGCCTAAAACAGGACCAGAATGAGGCCCACCCGTTCCAACGGGGTCGGCTGTTGTAACTACAAGGCCAGTGTCATAAGTAAATTGGAACCAAACCCCATTCCATTCATCTTTTAAAGTGTTGTAAGTTCCACTTAAAAAAACATATTTTTCAGAATTTATGTCTTTCAACCTCCCTACAGGATTAACCATTTTTAACTTTGTTGAGGTCAATTTATCTGTTTCACTTAATGCAGAAGTCACGTTCATTCTTTGAGAAGCTATATGTTGACATTTCATGATTTCTGTTGCAAGAAGTTTGTTGAAATTATCTGTTCCAGACAAAGTTCCTTTCCCCCAATCTCCACTTGCATCCGCTTTAACAAATGCAGAACCATTCCAAACTCTTAAAGCAGAAGCGTTGTCAACTAAAGGACTATCTCCCCAATATAAATTTTCTATTTTTACAGTATAGGAATCAGAGGTTGAGGTTGTATATTCTGTGTTTGTTGAATTGTTACCAATAGAACCAGCCGCAATTTGAGCAAATATTCCTGTGAAATTATTGTTTGAATCAAAAACATCTGAATAATTGAAAACAGTTTCTGGGTCCCCAGCTCTAGACATTATGTGATTAGTTGGTGTTTTAATTTCTCCATGATAATTTATATTTTCTACATCTACCGCATCTGTATAAGTAAAAAATTCAAACTCCCAAGCTCCTGTGAAAGCTGAATCTGTTGGAATTATTCCGTTGTTATAAGACCCAGAATCAAAAATTGTCCTTTGACTTGTTCCAATTGGAATATAAGTCAGAATTTTGTTAATCATATCATCTGGAACTCCATTTGTTGAAGTTGGAGCCGTATAAGTTACCCATGATAAGGTTGAACCTGATTCATTAAGCATTTTTGTCCATGGAGTTGTTCCCTCTTCTCTTGCTCTTATACTGAAACAAAGATGCATGTTTAGAACCCTCGGCAACCCCCCCAATCCTGTTCCCTGTGATTGTGCTTTTATATTTGTGAATATTAATGGAATTTGACAATAAAAACCATCCATATCACTAGCATCAGTGTAAGTTGCAATTGCTTTTGAATAAATTAAATCTCCTGTGTCTGTTGTTTGGTCTAATTCTGGAAATCCTTGAAATTGGTTTTCATCTGCAAAAACTTGAAAATTTCCAATAATTCTTTTTATAGGAGCATAAAAATCATATTGTGTTCCAGCTAATTTTTGAAGTCCCGCATTGTTTACATTAGTAACATTTTCAAATTGCAAATCATATTGTCCAAAGTTTTGTTCTCCAATATGAGCTTGATCAAGCCTTCTGCTACCTGTGTAAAAATATTCTCTAGTTGGTATGTTAACAGGAACTGTTGGAGTTCCCGATTCGTCCGCTTCATATTCTGCAATTTGAACAAAGTGAAAGGTGTGGTGCCAATAAACACATCTCATTCCCCAATTTTTACACAAAGCTTCTAAAACTTCATATGTTGATTTTGGAGTGTAAATACCATTTTCATCTCTTGTATATAAAGAGTTCATTTTGCATTGTGTCCAAAATAAAGGATCATCAGCTTGTCCTGTGCTTGGCATTTCGGAGTTATACCAATTTACAGAAGTTTTATAAGTATAGTTTGCATTTGAACCTTGAGCAGTTAAAGCTGATCCTGTTTTTGCTAATATTATTTCAATCCAATTAGTTATTTTTGTGTAGTTATTCCAATAAACATCATTGACATCATATGGAAAAGTCACAGGATTTCCTGTTTCCAAATTTGTGTCTCTTACAAATGGTTCATCCTTTAATAAGGAAAGTCCATCAATTGCAGTTAATTTGACCTCATAAGGAAAAGAAACATCCTCTTGAGCAGCCAAGTCCATAATCAAAAATCCACTCCACAAAGGTCTTGCTGTATCTCTATCATTATATAAATGAACATAAACATCTTTTTCCTCCAAAGTTCCATCTCTTAAATCTTGAATGAAATCAGCTTGTCCTGTGTTTTCAACCATGAAAGGAATGTCTAAAGAACTAGCCAGAATGTATGAAAACTTTTCTTGATTGCTTGTTTCATATTTTATTTCAGGACCAGAACTTCCAAGATTTATTTCTGTTGCAGCAACTGTTGAACCTTCAACCCAGATTTCTAATGTGAAATCCTCATTAGCCATTGACTTGTAGTCAATATAGTATTTTTTTCCTAATGCCATTAAACGCTTCTTTGTCTGTTATAACCTGTGTTTCTATTACTTAAAAATATATCATTTCCTTTGATAACTCCTTCAACTACTACATTTTGAGTTCCACCTTCCATAAATTGTTTTAATCTATCTAATGGAGCAATAACCTCTGGATTTGAAGCTGTTGTTCCAATACCCTCTCCAATCAATCCTAAAGTTGGGCCTGTAACCAATCCACCTTGAGCAAATTCAGATACTCCCAATATTGATCCTAAGTTTGTCACAAAATTTGTAGAAAGCCCACTGCTTCCCGCTAAGCTTGTTGGCATTATTGAAGCAATAACAGTCATCACTGCCGCTTGAACCAACAATTGTTTAATTGCTTTTTTAAGGTTTTCAATAAAAAGTGGAAAGAATTTTTCTTGGGAACTCAAAGCTTGGTCTAATGAACTTGTAACAACATCTCCAAACATTTTAAATCCTTCAATTGCCAATTTTTGTTCTTGTGTTAGTGTTTTAGTCCATACTACTATGTTTTTAAATTGGTCCTCAATTGCACTTTTCTGATATAAGGAAGTGTCAAAAACAACAACTTTTAACGCTTCTGAATATTGTTTAGTTGACTCTGTTAGTTCATCAGTGCCGGTGCTTAACTCTCCAAAAGTTTTTTTGAGTTTCTCAGCCTCTTCTTTTGATTCTGCTTGTCTCTTTTTGAGTCTAAACAAAAGCATGTTCAAATCCTGAATTTGTTTTGTTTGCTTTTCACTTAATTTAACTCCTTTTGTAAATTGACTTTCTTTAATTTCAAATCCTTTTATTGTATTAATTAAGTCATTAATTTCGTCAATTTGGGTTTGGAAAGCGTCTTTTCCCATTCCTGTTACACTTTTTGTGATTCTTTTAACAGCGTCATCAGTTGACTCAGCAACTCCATTAAAAGCGTTTTGAGACCTTGTTGTTGCTTTTACAATTTCATTGTATGAATACCAAGCTCCCAACGCAGTTGTTAAAGCGACAGCAATCAATCCAATTGGATTTTTTGTCATTACGGCTGTCAATGTTCTAAAAGCTCCACTTAAAGCAACCACACCAATAGACATTTTTCCAATCAAAATCAATAAAGGTCCTATTCCAGCAACCATTAAACCAATTGCAACAACAAAATCTTTTGTTTTTGGGGATAAATTATCAAACTTCTGCATCAATCCAACAATAAATTCTGTGAACTTTGTTATAACAGGAAGCAATCTTTCCCCTATTTGTTCGGATAAATCACTTAAAGTGTTTTGCAAGGCCTGAATAGGTCCTAATCCCGCTTTTCTTGCAGCTTCTGCACTTCCTCCATATTGTTTCTCTAATTCCTCTAAAATAATTGTTTGAGCTTCAGCAATGTTCCCTGTTTCAACTAATGAGTTAACCAATTGTTTTTGGTCTGCTGAAAATTGTATTCCCGCTCTACTTAATGCACTAAGATTTGCAACAGGGTCGTTTAAAGCTTTTCCTAACATAATTGAAGCCGACTTTAAATCTCCATCCAATCTAGTTGCTAAATCTAAAGCAATTTTCTGAGTTTTTTCAAATTGTTCTCCTGTTATGTTTGTGAATGTTAAAAGTTGAGCTGTTGCATTTTTCAAAATTTCTTCATCTCCAAACAATGAAGTTTTTTGTAAATCAGCAGCCATTTTTTGAAGTTCTTCTGAAGTAAATCCAGCAACTTGAGCTGTTGATTTTAAACCAGCCTCAACCTGTGCAATTGCTTTTTGTTGTTCATCAAAAGCTTTTACGCTTGCAGCACCTAATGCAACTATTGGGAGTGTTAATCCTGTTGTTAGATTTTTTCCTGTTTTCTGAATGTTTTTTCCAAACTTTTTGAGATTTCTTTCAGCTTTTTTCATTGCTCTTTCAAATCCTCCTAAGTCGGCTCCAAACTTAAAATTTAAAAATCCAATTGCTTTACTTGCCATGTTCTAATCTTTTTTTATATAGTTCTGCTTTCGCTTTTAAATCTTCAAAATCAATTTTCTTTTCATCCTTCTCCCAATCAAACAAAATCAAGTCCTGTGGTTTTATTCTTTTACCTTTTTGGATTTGTATGTTCAACAATAAACAGGTTGACCATCTTGTCCTTTCCCAATCACTTCTTTGTCTCATGTTTTCCAACTCATAAAATCCCTCAACCTTATTCCAGAACTCTCTTGGAAGCATATCATAAAAATCATCAACATTCATTCCCAATTGTCCGAATGCTATCTTTTCCAATTTACGCCAAGTTAGCTCTTCCTTACTTTCTTGGCTTTGTTCTTTTTTTCGGACTTCTCTCCCATTGCTCTTCCTAAGATTTCAAACGCTTGTTCCATGCAATCCATATGTCCATCAAACATGTCTGTAACATCATCCAATGAATAGTGAAAAGGTTGTTTTGCAGCTCTGTAACCATCCTCCAATCCACAATAAATTAAACTAAAAGCATCATTGAAAGTCATTTTTCCTTCTGCTAATTTGTTTAAGTCATTTATTGTAGCTCCTGTCATTACACTATACTTTCTCAAAGCGTTAAATCCAAATCTTATTGGCATTTTATGTTCCCCGATTTCTAAAATTTCGTATTTCATTTTTTCTAAGTTTTGTCTTTTCTGTTTTTAAAAATAAGCCCACCCAACCACTCAGAAAAGAAAACGGTCAGGCAGGCTATTATTGTAACTATTAAGAAATAGTTTGTGTCAATGCTCCTGTTCCTTGAAAACTACAGCTGAAAGTTGCTGTGTCCTCAAGAGGTGCAGTTAAACTAATTGAAGTCAACCAAGCGTCTCCAACATATTTTGTGTCTCCTGTTCCTGTTGTAGTAACTCCAAATGTTAATTCAAACTTTGTTCTTGTTGCTAAATATCCTGTAAATATTTCACTTAAAGTTTCATTTGAAATTGCAGAGCCTGAAGGGTCTAACCAAGCATATAAAGCGTCAACACTTACATCCCAATTTCTTAAACCTTCCATGTTTTCTTCAAACCCACCAGATTCTTTGTTTGTTGTAGAACGTGGACTGTGATTGATATTGATTGTCGCATTAGTGCTATAAGCCACCAAAGTTCCCGCAATATAAACGCCAAGGTCCGTTCCATTTAATTGTCCATTTGCCATTTTTTTTCTATTTTATAAATTTATAATTCTGTTATTGTTCCTTCTTTGAACTTCTCTTTGTTTTCTTTTCTTTTTTTTCTTCTGGCTCTCCATATCCATTTTCTTCAAGCCACTTATATTTTTCTTCTGTTACATCAATAACTGCTCCGGCTTCCAAAGTTTTTATTGAGTTAACAACATATCTTCTTTTTAATTCAAATTTCATATCTATTCATTTATGTCAATCCAACCATTATCAGGATTGTTAATAATTTTAATTATTTCCGAATGAGAATAAATTGTTGAACCTTCTAAAAATGAAGGAACGTCTCCAATAAATTTAACTATTGTTTTATTTCCATCCAAACTATATCTTAAAGTTGCAGGAGATGTTTCAATAACTTGTTTGAAATCAATCGCCTCAACCTCGTTTCTATTTGTTATAACATACTTTTTTTCCATATCTTTATTCTGGAACATCAGCAACAAAATCAGTTGATGTCATGTTAGTCATTGTCCCGTTGTGATTTCCAATTTCATCAACAATTGTTGGGAATGTTGCAATTGGATTTCCTACAATGCCACCATCTCCCATTTTCCAATATCCAACAATATCATTCAAAGGCTGTGGATTGAAAGGAAGTCCATCATTGTAAAGATCAGAAACTTCTGTTGAATCCAACGCTTTGTTGAATAAAACAACTTCATCAATATTTCCTTTCCAGAATCCCCCACCCTCTGCATTGTTTCCAATAGAAGCTGATGTGAATGTTCCTGTAAATGTTCCACTGACTCCACTTGTTGATTGTTTTAAAACTCCATCTAAGTAAATTGCAACAGCGTCTCCCGTGTTATTGTCCCATGTTCCAACCACATGGTGCCAATTTCCATCTCCTTCAATTACATCAGTTAAAACAGCAGATGTTGTTATTCCTCCCGCTTTATAAACACATCTCAATTCAGATGAAGGATTGTGATAAAAAACTCTTATGTTGTTATTTGAATCCTCAAAAATTCTCATGATGTCCCCACTTGCTGAAGTTGTTTCCAACTTGAACCAAGCAGAAATTGAACCATGATTTTTAACAGCTCCAAAACCAGAAACTCCTAATGAAACAAAGTCATCAACTCCATCAAATAAAGTTGAATAAATATTGTTAAATGAATTTATTACTCTAACATTAAAATTAAGAGACTTTCTGTAAATTCCATCACTTCCAGACATATCATCAAAAACATCATCATAACCATCAAAATCAATTGCTTGAATGTTTACTGCATTATAAACCCCATTCACTCTGTCCAAAGCTGTTCTTATATAGTTAGCTAATTTAGAAGCCTCTGAGTATGTTTTGCAATAAGCTGAAACCATCACATCAACCGTGTCTAATAATGCAACAGAATCCTTTTGTCCTTCTGGTTCTGCTGAACTAACATCATAAACAATAAAAGGAAATGGAGATGTTTGTTTCATTACATTTGGAGAAATTCTTGTTCCTACCATTGAACTAACTGCAATGTTATCACTTAAAATTTTATATATTGCTTTTCCTATATCCATTTAAAATCCTAATGTTCCGTATTTTTTTAATCTTCTTTCATGTGATTTTACTGCACTCACAAATATTTTTTCAGCGTCTTTAAATCCATTTGACAAAACTGTTCCACTTTTACTTTTAAAAGCTTTTTCCATGAAAGGATTGTCTTTTGTCATTTTTCCATGAACTGTTTTATGTCCGTATTCAACCCACGCTCCATAATATCCACCTTTGTTTTTTCTGAACTTTCCTTTTACTCTTGGGCCTACATAACCACCATAAACTTTTTTGCTGGCTCTAGTTCTATAAAACTGAATAGATTCTCTTAATGTTCCCTTTCTAATTTTTAAAGAAGTGTCTGGAGGATATGGAATATCTTTTGGTGCATCTTTAACATTTCCAGCAGCGGCCTCTTTTAATGGTTTTGAAACCTTTCTCCAAAACCTTCCCCATATCACATCTTGACTAACTTGTTTTGGAAGTTGTCTGAACATTTGGTCAATCTCTTTCAACCCTTGCGCTTCTACACTAACTCCACTCATTGATTATCTTTTATTCTAGTTGCTATTTCCAACATTCTTTCCCTTCCTTCTATTTGTTTAATTCCATGAATGATGTAAGTTTCACTTTCATATTCTATTCTGTATGTTGTTAAAATATCAACTCCTAAATTTCTAACATAAAAAACAACATCAGTTCTGTTTGTTTGTTCTTGTGATTCTTCTTTTCTGTTGCTTGATTTCCAATCTACTTTTGCCCACAATGTGTAAATCAAAGCATATGTTTTTGATTCCTCTCCATACTTGTTCCTTGTATAGGAAGGCTCTAATATTTTTATTCTTCTATCTAATTGTCCAATACTTAACATACTTGAACTTTATATTGGTTCAATAAATATTGACTAGACAATGGAAGTTCTGTTGCAATTGTTCCTGTAACAACTGTTTGTCTGTTTTCATACCAATTTCCAATTGTGATCAGAACAGCTTGCCTTATTCCTTCAGGAACATCACTTGATGTTTCTCCATATCCAACTGTGTATTTTACCTCTATTGCATTAATTCTATCAGCTAGGTTTGGAAATGATTGATTTGGTTTCAATCCGATTCTTGCAGGTTGAGAAACTTCATCTAATAAATAAACAGAAGTGTCTAATGTTTGCAATGAATCATTTGAATCATAATATTTTATGTGAGTAATTGATGAAACGGGGCTTTTGTATAGAGTATTAATATCAGACCATTTGTCTGCATATTGAGTGACTAAAGTGTCAAGAAAATATCTATTAGTGTAAACCTCACAAGATTGAGTTGCAGCTTTAATCAGGTTGTCAATCAAAGTGTCATCAGCAGTGGTGTCAACTTTCAAAAAATCTTTTGCTTCAGATGTAGTGAATAAAGGATTTGTTGCTAAAGTATTTTCTTTTAAACTTCTATACATTTTTATTGTTTTAAAAAAAAGGAGCTGGCTAATAAAAACCAGCCCCTTTCTAAAGTTATATAATTAAATTATGCATCAATTAAATTAACGAAAGCTGAACCATTTTGAACAGCGTTTCCATCAACTAATGATGTAACAACTAATCTTGGAAGTCCAGAAGCAGCATTTGTGTATGGGTCAAACAATATGTCTAATCCACCAAATTGTGCAATGTGAACTTTTGAGAAGTCCCCAAATAGAGCATGACTTTTTGCAGCAGTTCCGTTCTCAGCAACATTAGGAGAAACAAATGCAAAGTAACCATTTAATCTCTTGTCTGCATTATCCCAAATTGGAGAAACATTAGAAACTTGTGCTAATGCTTTAACAACTCCATAAGCTGTTGTATCTAATAAGTAAGCCATTCTTGAACCTTCTAATTGAACTCCAGCTTCTAAAACAGTAGTTTCCATAGAAAGCCAATCTGCAGCAGTTACATCTGTTGGTCCTGTAGCAGCGTCAGCAAAGATTGATGCTGGAGCTTGAGAAACATCAGAAGTGTCTAATAAAGCTTTCTCTAAAGTAGAAGCAATAGAAGCAGCCATGTTTCTTTGTAGAGCAGCCTCAAGACCTGTGTTCTGAATCATTGACTCTTGAGTCATGTTAACAACAGAGATTAATTTCTTTGGAGATAAAGTTACATTCCCTGTGTTACCAGCAGATGAAGGAGCACCTGTCCCATCCTCAGCAACGAAAGTTGAAGTTATTCCAGAGAAAACAGGAAACTTCATGTTGTTGATTCCAGAGTAGAAGTTAGCACCCGCAGAAGCTAAAACTAAGTTTCCTTCTAATTGGTCAGTAAAAGACATCACTTCTGTAGCGTTAACATCAGCAGTTGTCCAAGCTCTTGTTAAGATTGAAGATGGTATTCCAACTCCTTTAACAGTCCCACCTGTGTATCTAGTTTCGTTGATTGCTTCTTCATGCATTTCCTTAACAATTCCTTCCATGTTACCTGTGTAAGCAGCTCTCACAGCTGATTGGAAAGTAAATTTGTCAAGGTCTTTGTCTTTTTTAGTTTCAACTTTAACACCTGAAACTTTTGCAGCGTTTCTTAAATTAGCCTCAATTTTTTCAGCTCTTTCAATTTTTACATCAACATCATCAATCTTTGAAAGGATTGAATCCATCTCAGTATTTTCATCTGAAGTCAAATCTCTTTCTTCAGCTTTGCAAGTTTCTTTGATAACTTCAAGCTTAGAAATGTAATCTGATCTCAATTCTTTTAATTCAATACTTGATTTCATTTTTCTTATTTATTTATATTATACAATTATTTTTTTCGCTTTATCAATTCAATTTTTAGTTTAGCCAGCGACCTCTTAACTAAATCATTTTCTTCCTCTTGTTTTTTCTGTGATTCTTTATAAGTTTGCAATCCTCTTTGAGCAATTACTAAATCAGAACTTGCTTCAGAATAGGCTGGATATGTTACACTAGAAATGTCATACAACCTGTTGATTTTTGTGATTGTTCTGATGTCCCTTCCTTCATCATCTGTTGACCAAGTGTCCCCACCTTCAGCAATTGTGAAAGCAAAGCTTGATTGAGAAATGTTTCCATTTTTTAGATTTATTGCTAAATCTTTTCCATAAGAAGTTTCAGGAATATTAAATTGGTATCTTAAACCCTTTTCATCAACTGAAAGCATTAAGTTTCCTTCACCATTCTTTGAACGTGCAAGAATTAGGTTTGGATCATGGTTAATTAAAGCTCTAACATCAGAAGCCATGATTGTTTCATTTGTGATTGCTTCTGGAGCAATATACTCATAAAACCCACCAAGATTCTCTGAACGGCTGTTGAATATTGAACCATAACCAACAACAACTTCCTTGTCGTTTTCATCTTTCTCAACTCTTGTTTCTATATTGTAAACTCTTTTTTCCATAGTATTATCAAATTTTTTGTCCCAAATATTTTTTATTCCTTTCTCTTCTGTTTCGTTTTCTATCTGATTTCTTTTCTTTGTTGACCAACTCATTCCAGCATCTCCACCCCACAACGCCCAAGCTATCCTTCCAGCTGAAGGAAAACCATCTTCATCAGGTGTAAATCCTTCTGCTTGTTTATCAACTTCATGTCTTTGAAAGTAAGCATACATTTTTTTAACTCTTTCAATAGTCAACTCATTGTTGATTATCATGTTTGCACTTTTCAATCCAACCTCAGTTCCACCTCTTCCAAATTCTTTTCTCCATTCTTTTCCCTTCTTTGCTTCCTCAACCATTCCTTTTGTTGGAGTTAAATCAATATCACTTAAATCCCTGTAATAATTTTCATTGTCTTTCTCAGCTTCTTCTTTGGAATCATACTTACATTCTCCTGTTTGACCCCATTTCCATTTTCCATTATTACATTGTTCAGCTGGCATCCTCTCCAATTTTATCAATGGTTGTCATATTCATTTGTAAATAGTTAGAATCTCCATCTTCAATTCTGTTCATTTCCTCTTTCCTTCTAACTTCATTTATTGACATCCAACCATTTGTGATTGCTGTTTTATAATAGTCAGCCCTGTCTTTTATATTTCCTCTGAGTAGTGCGTTTGTGTTAAACTTAACATATTCTTTTCCGATTTGGTTTCTTCTAAATAGTTTTAGATTCATCTCAGTTTCAA